ATTGGAGTTTGGGCAAATCCTGGAAATCCAAATATGTCTTCTACTGAAAAAATATTTAAAACAAAATCAGAAAATTGTGATTATTTAGGAATTGATATAGGTGATAGGCCTCATATTCTAGGAAAAGCCTCTAATATTAATTTTTTAAAAATAGATTCTGGTAATACTAATGAAATTAAAGAGTATATTAATACTAAATTTCAAAAATCTATTGATTTCTTATATATTGATGGAAATCATAGTATTGAACAAGTAAAAAAAGAAATAGCGTTAATAAATTTAGTTCGTAAAGGTGGTGTAATAGGGTTTCATGATATTTCTGTTCATGCTGGTCCAAATGTATGGTTGGATGCATTTAATCCAGATATGTTTGAAGTATATAAGCATAGAAAAGATGATGATTGGGGAATTGGATATATGGTAAAAAAATTTTAGAACTTAAATAAATATTAATTCTATAACTTAATGAAAATAGCATTATTATTATCGGGCCATTATAGAACTTTTGAACGGAATTATGAATCTTTAAAAAAATATTTACTAAATTTATATGATATAGATATTTTTATCTATACATGGGATGATTATGGATTTTGGACACCCGATGAAAATGAATCTGGTGGTGTATATAAAACAATAAATATTTCACCAGATTTTATTAGAAATGTAGTAAAACCTAAAAAATATAAAATAGAAAAAATGGAAGATCATTTACAAACTATAAAAGATCTTTCAAAGAAAGTTATTAATAAAAGATACCATTTTGTAAGACCTATTAATATTACTGGACTTTGGTATACATTACATCAATGTGATTTACTACGTAGAGAATATGAAAAGGAGAATAACTTAGAATATGATATTATAATTCGAGGAAGATTTGATATTTTATATAGTAAACCTATCAATATAGATAGAACATTTACAATATGCACGGATGTATGGGGACCGTTACGTGATGAAGGATATGGTGATGTATTTTTTTATGGGTCAAATGAAGATATGACAATTATTACTAATATGATTCTACATTTTGATGAAGTGGGACAAATACCTTTTGATTCTCATTCAGCATTTCGTTATTGGGTAAATAAGCATATAATGAATATAACATCTAGAGAATTTTCTATTACTGTATATAATACACCAGGAGGGACATGTAAAGGAGATAGTTTATCATTCTTTCCAAATTTGGATTCTATTTCCTCTGAAGAATCCTAATTTAAGTTTATCATTATCATATAAAATAGTATCATTAAATACATTATAATATTCTAAAATCCCTCTAAATAATTCTTCATTACTAAATAATATTCCATTATCATATATTGTATCAATAATATCAATACCATTAAATAAGTATTTTGCATGTTTATTATTCATAATAGCAAAAGAATCATTTATAATACCACGTGATTCATCTTGAAGAAATACATAATTTTTACTAGTATCAAGCATATTTAAATCTGGAAAAGTAAATATTACATCATCTGTCCGAATACGAATAATAAAATCATATTTATCAGGATTATCTATTAAACTATATGCTTTTTTATGAGAAATAAACATTGAACGTGTATTATATGGTGATCTAGGATGATTTGTTCTTTCATATACTCTTGTTACTAATTCTGAATCAGTGTATGGTTCGTCATAAGTAATTTTTAAAGGTTTATATAATTCAATAAATTCTGTAATACTATTTTCAGATAATTCAATATTACCTAAACTGCTCCATGGAGCGGTTTCATATACTTTATTTTTATCAGATGAAAACCAAAAATGTGCATATACATCACAATTATATTTTTGTAATAAATTATCATTTATTGATATGAATGCTTTAGAATTTACAAATCGTGGCTGACCACTAAAAACTAAAGCAATTTTCATTTATATCTAAAGGTATGATACTATCTTTAAATATAGAATGAATATTACAAATTATGCAGAACCAACATCTGATTCTATTTATGAAAATTTTAATAGTTTTATATTTTCAAAAGACATAAAAGTATTAGGTAAATTATTATTTCGCAATCATTTTTATAATATGACAAAACATCTTCCTGGTGATATTGTAGAAATAGGTGTTTTTAAAGGTTCTGGAATTGTATCTTGGTTAAAAATTCTAAAAGTATTTGATTCTCAAACAAATAAGAAAGTAATTGGATTTGATTTCTTTTCTCCTCATGATACAAAGGTATATATAAATAGAGTAGCAAATGGTGAAGGTTTGAATGATGTTATAAATCGTGTAGAACATAACCTTTTATCATATGAAACGGTAAACAATACTATACAGGGTTCTGGATTTGATAATTCTAAATTCATTTTAGTAAAAGGAAATGTTGAAACAACAACAAAAGACTTTGTAAATAAAAATGCTGGATTTCGTATTTCTCTACTATATTTTGATGCCGATTTAGGAGAACCTACTTATCATTCATTAGTAAATTTATGGGATCGTATTATTCCTGGTGGTTATATTGTATTTGATGAATATGAATTTCATGCCTTTGATGAATGTGCTGGTGTTGAGAAATTCTTAAAAGAAAAGGATTTAGAATTTACAATTGAAACAACACATTTTTATAATCCTACTGCTTTTATGATTAAAAAGAAATTTTAACAAGAAGTAAATTCTTTTACAGGTGGGTAAACAAATCCATAAAATTCACTCGATGGATTATATATCTCAATTAAATCACATAAATAAAATCTATGATTTTTTGGTGAAAATAATTGTCTTGCTGTTTTTTGAAATGGGTGATTTTTTGAATGATTAATTTCTTTATAAAATTTATGACAACGAATACCTTTTTGCATACAATATTCACTATAATAATGAGTAACCGCATTATTATTTCTTAGTTCGATAAAATATTCACATACTAAATCAAATATATCACCACTTATTATAAAAAAGTCAGCTTCACCTTTTGATGCAGCAGAAATACCATTTGGTATAATATGTACATTCATTATATTCTCAAATATATAATTATCAAATCTACTTATAATAATAAAATCATATTTAGTATTTGATTCTTCTTCTTGTTGCTTTACTAATTTAAAACTATCAATAATAATTTTGTTTACATTAGACCATCTTCCAGTGGGCATTTGTTCATACTTATTTAAATGAACTTTTACTGGTTTCATAATACTTTTATATAATTCTAGATATTTTGATTCATATGTTGTAAAGAATGTGTCAACTGTATGACCATTTTCTACTAATGGATTTATTACATTCTTTTGAAATGAAGGAATGGAATCTAAAAAATCTACAGTATATGGTTGTGAACTATCACTATGGATAAAATTTTCAAAATAACTTATCCCACGAAAACATAATGCATATTTCATATACTATAATAGTATAATACTATCTTTAAATTAGGATACATCACTTTGAATTGTAGAAGCTTCTATACCCGCATTAGAACCTTGAATAAATACTGTTGGATTTGACCAATAGAAATGAAAATCGTTTGTTTCTTTTAAAAAGTTCCAAAAGATATAATCAAATGGTAAATCAAGATTATTATTTTCAAGATATTTAATAAATTTTACTATACCATTATATGTCCAAATAAAAGAATCTGTACAACGAGGGTTATATTTACGTTGAATACCAATATTTGTTTCTTTATTAAAATAATCATACTTCTCTAAGATATTGGGTTTATCAAATCCAATATGAACACAATCCCAATGATTATCATATTTATTTAATGTAGAAATAATATTATTTATATTATGAACATCTCCATAAATCATAACATCACTTTCAAGGGTTAAAAATATTCCTGATGAATAATTTTTAATAATAGAATAAAATATATTTAAAAAATTTAAACTAAGAGATAATTCAGATTTTCTTAAAGGATTATTTCTTAATGTAAATATTTCATCTGTTCTTACATGTTTGTCATATATTTCTTTTGTAATTGTATGTTTGTATGTTGGGCATACATAATCAACAATCCAATTGAATGATTCAAACATAGTATTTATACGCTCAAATCTTTCTGGTTCATATTCTTTATTACATAAACAATATATATTAGAAATACTATTCTTTTTAAATAATACACGTTGAATATCTTTTATGATATGTTCTTTTTTACGAAAGAGTGTTCCATTTGTAAATATAGGTTGCTGTATTATACTTGTGTAAGCATCTTTATTTTTTAATAAATAATCTATTTTATTTATTAATTTTAGTATATTTTTTTCTTCTAGATTTTCAATAATAAGAATTCTATCTTTATTAATATAATCTCTAATATTTGGACATCCATAGTATATTGGAATACTATTTGACAATAATCCATGGAATACTTTTTCTGTTATGTATGTTTCATCTATTGAATTTTCACAAGCAAATACAAATGAAAACTGTTTCATAAAATTTGTAAATTCTTTTGTATTATATTGATATGGTATCTTTTGACCAGTATTATTCATAAGATCTCCAAAATTTGCTACAGGAAATCTAGACATTAAAATTTGTAATAAAGTATTTCTCTCATTACAATTTGGGTTTGATATTACTGATGTAATAGGAATATGGCATTTGTTTTCTTCTTTAGATATTTTATGAAAGTTTTCTAAATATTCAATAGAATAATTACAATATAAATATGGAATAAATAAAGGAACATTTACAATATTTGTTGTATTCTTTTTACCACATAATACAATATCATATTGTTCTATATCATTTGGTAATATAGATTCTCCAGAAAATAAAAATTTATATTTCCATACTCTAGTTTCTATAATACTTTTTTCATATACTGTTTCAAATAAAATATCTGAATCTTCTTTTGTTCCAAGAATAATATTTGAATCAAAAATATTTTCTAAAAGAGTTTTAAAGAAATCTATATGAACTGGATTTGTTTTTTCAAAAAATCCAGACCAAAATCCGTGAAAATATACTTTCATTGTTCTTGTAAATTTAAATAATTTTTTAATTACATTATCAAATTCATTCATACAATATTCTGGTGTAAATAATTTATAACCATTTTCTTTAACATCTATTTTATGTTTGCTCCAATTTGTTAAAATAGAATATAATTCGTCATAATTACTATGCTTAATAATTTTATCACCTAGAATATATAAATGTGAAGCACTGTGTTCTTTGCTTCTCGCTATAATTGGTTTATTACATATAGAAAACTCTCCACAAGATAATCCAAATGTTTCTCCGCCATCTCTTCCATATAACATTGCATCACAAGTATTTATAAACATTCTTTTTCTTTTCATATCACTTGTTCCTTTTAAAAATCTTACATATTTTGTTTCTTCACAAAATGGGTTAATATTTAAAAAAATATAATATATATTATTATCTTCTTTTGAAAGATCTGTTATACAATTTTTTATATAATCAATATTAAAGCAATCAGCTCCAGAATATGTTCCATATACAATAGCATCCTTAGGAATATTTAATTCATCTCTTAAGTTTTCTTGACAGTCAAATACTCTTACCATATAATGTATATTATCGTATTTTGTATTGTGATGTATATTTAACCATTCTGATAAGGAAGTATATGCATCTCCATGAGGTTCTTCTAAAGTGAATACAGAATGAATAATTGTTTTACAACTATGAAATACTAATCCATCTGTGGGGCTTCCAGCCTTTTCTATAAAAATAACATCAATATTGTTTTCTTGAATAATTGTTTCAATACTTTGAATATTTTTATAATAATAGACAGGAAACCTATTATTAAACTTTTTATATGCTTCTATATGAGCATCTTTATTATCACTTACATCATTATATTCACGTGTTATAATCACAGATATGTTATTCAGTAAGCTTTCATTATAATCAGCATAGTCAAATAAACTGACTTCCGTTCCACGTAAAGTTAGTTTATTTGATAGAAAAGCTATTTTATATTTTTTCATATGTAATATATAAATAATTATACTTTAAGTTAAACATATACTCTATTACCAGATAATATAAAATATCTATTAATATTATTAAAGATATAGATAGAATTATTATTTTGTAATAAAAATAAGTGTGTTAGTTCTTCTTGATTCCAAGATATAGTTGCTTTATTTATATATTCTTCTATAGATTTATATGTAAGAATATCTTTTAAGATATTGTATTTTCCAAATACCCAATGATCATTTTTATATGGTTCACCACACCAATAATTTGGCGGGATACATAATTCATTATTATCCGCGTGTTCAATTATAGGATTAAAATCATTTATATTTACTATTAAATCATTGCGAACTCGTAATAAATAATCATATTCAAGATTATTTATTTTAAGAAAATCTAATACTGTTTTAAATGCAGTAAAACAATTGAAAATAGAATTTCTGCATTCTTTAGAAGCATTTTCCCCTCCTGATAAAGTTAATTTATTATATGGGACTCCTAATATATTTAATTCTTCATCTGTTTTTTGTTGTTCAAATATAATATCTTTTACATTTGGTAAAGATTTCATTATTTTTATATATTCTTCTTTATTATAAT